ACTGCTGCAGCAGATGTTAGATATTCGTAGATACCACCACGATCCCAAATAGTTTCAATACTTGTAGCGACACTTGGATTTCTACCGAACTTTTCAATAGAGGAATAACCGTCTAACAGTCCAGCAGCAATGGGGATGTTAGCAGCGGATCCATAACTATTCAGTGGGTTGCCGTCTTGGTCGGCAAGCATCACTACCTCAAAATTTGTTGTGTCCTGTGCTCTATATGCCTGAGCGTCTTTATTCCACTGTGCCATTAGTTTGCAAAAGCGATTTTAGTAGCAAAAACATCTGACACCGAAGTGCCAGTTAAATCTTCAGCAAAGATTTCATCTGAAGAATTCTTAGCAATTGTTGCTCTCTCGCCAGTTGCTAAAGCGATCGATGGTTGATTGATAGCAGCTTCTCCATTGTCAATTCTGATCTGGCATGGAGCTCCAGAGTTATTCAACACTGACACTAGAGTAGCCAGAGAAATATCAGATCCGATTACAGGAATTTCTACTAATGGAGTAATTGGTTTTAAGATCATGATTCTCCAGTTTCTTCTTTCTTATTTATTTGTTTAAGCATTTTCTGTAGGTCTGCTGTGCTACCTACAAACAAATTATTTGTGGTGTTGTTGGTCTCTCGCTTGGTAGGTGCCTCAAGGTTCTTCATCTTCTGCTGTAGATCCATGAGTTTATCAGTAGCGTCTGCTACCTGCTTCATGGCGTTCACAGCGACTTCGTATGCTCTGGGGTGCCCTGACTCCTGAGCGACCTCTAAGGCACCGTTAAGCGCCTCTGTGCCCTTGTCAATGAGTGAGTAGAGTTGACCACGAGTATATTCGTAATCCTTCGTCTGGTCGTCTTTGTCTGCCTCTCTGGGAGGTCTTGGTTTTGCTGGTTCAATATCTGTTGATTCAACTTCGATATCAAAGATATCTTCCATATTATTTTCAAAGGTGCTCATAGTAGTTCAATCCCCTCATTAAATCCAAAGTCATCAGTAGAAATAATCAGTTCATCATCGGCAGCATTAATGACACCATCACTATTCTTATCTTCCAATGCTTTTGGACTGTAAGAATAAGCAGCAGTTCTTCTGCTGGCAGCAAGATCTCCAAGTGATTCGTAAATAGTTGCCTTACGAATGATACCTGTGTTGGTGTAAGGACCGTAGATGTAAGACTTAGCAGTGAAGTTCAGTGACCACACAATGCTTCTACGATCTAAGAAACTATCATCCCAATCATCTTCATAGTTAATATTATTGAGAACAATAGCAATATCTTTTTTCTCATCCATGTCAGTGATCATGTTGAGAGTAATATTGAAATTGGGTTGAAAGAATGGTAGAATTTGTTCAAGAATCTGTAGACCATCATCTTGTGACTTACCAATAATACCAAGTTCAAATGACATATCATAAGGAACTGGTACGTATTGAGTTCTTACTTCAGTGCCATCTTCAGTAATAGTTGTTCTGTATTTTTGTACAGGACTAGTCTTACGAGCAGCATCGTATGTAATACCAGTCATCTCGAAGTAAAGACGTGGTAATGTAATAGCAACCTTTCTATCTACATCTGGATTCTGTTCCAGACGAGTCAAGAACTTCTGCTTAGGTCCATAAGCAAGAGGAACTTTTTCAACCTCCAACACATCACCTGTGTTGGGATCTACTTTTTTAAGTTCGATATTGTTGAATAGTGTACCGAAACCAATTACCGTTTTACGGATAGCTTCGTTATAGAAGTGTGCCCCAAGCATTAGAATGAATCCATAAAGTTACCATACTCACCGAAGGGGTTAACTTCTCCCCAATCGACAATTTCGTCAGCCTCTTGTTCGATCTCGTAATTTTGATCGTAGGTGCTGTTGGTATTATTTAGAGTGTTATAAGACTCGGGACTCCATCTAGCACCCGAAGTGAGACCAGTAACAACTTCAGCAGTCGTGAAGGTTCCTGTTCTATTGATAACTTCTAGGGCACGGGTAGCAGCATCCCAGGACTTGACTTCTGCTCTGTTGTCTTTTGGTGAGTAGTCGATTGTAACGGTAGGTGCTGAAGTATACCCAGTACCGCCGTTAGTAATAACAACACCAGTAATAAGACCCGTTGCGCTAACGGTTGCTGTTCCTGTGGCACCAATACCACCACCTCCTGTGAATGTAACTGTTGGGGGTAATGCCTGGTTGTAATACAAACCAGTATCAGTCATGATCACACCATCAACAGCATCGCCATCTGTTGTTGCTGTTGCCTTAGCAAGGAACTCATCTCCAACGATTTCTTCACCGACTTGGAAGTTGCCTGTACCACCAGGGTCCATAAAGAGTCTGATAGAACTGGAGAACTTGGTTTCAATCTCATCAATCTCTTCTACACCAACATCAATATTGTCACTACCAACCTCGTAGATCTCGGCGGTCATTGTGTAGAATTGGAGCTTACCAAACTGATAGAAAGGATTTTCTCTTTCTACAAATTTAATTTCATATAGATCTTGTGTAAGAGGGAAGTATAGAAGATCTCCCTCATTAGGTCTACCATCTACAGTTAGATCATATGATGATGCTTCTTCATCCCAGCGTCTTGTAGATACTCGAAACTTTACTTCATCAGTAATACGTAGACCAAACTTACTGATAAATTCTGAAGTATCTCCAAATCCAGTTACATTCTCTAGAAGCATTTCAATCTGAAATTGAGTCTGATACTTCGAATAGATAATATCATCTAAGGTATTATCTTTCAGAATAGTTCTGGGTAGATAATAGATATCTGATCCGAACAGTTTGATCTGCTCGTCAACAAGATCCTGTACGAGATTTTGCTCGCCAGAATATCCTCCATAGTAAGTGGGAAAGTAAGGACTAGTAGGCATCTTATCCGATCATATCCATTGGTGGGAGGGAATACTTGGTCAGCATTTCTGACTCAAGCTGCTGAACTTCGGCATTACCATCCTCATAGATCTGACGACCATTGAGGGTGATACCACCAGGAAGTTGAACATTATTAAACTTGGTGAGATTAACACCCCACTGTCTCTTCATGAGAGCAGTGGCATATCTCTTCAAGAAACTATCATTGTATACTTGAGAGAATGATGCTGGATCAACTGCTCTCCAGCATTCAATTACAAGATAATGATCTTCATGTAAACGATTGACATCGATGTCAATATAAAGTCTATCTTGTCTCTTCGTAAATCTATATTGTACTAGGTTGCCTGTGTTGACAACCATATCAAGAGTTTCAAAATATTGCTTAATCATATAATAGTTGGTCATGTCAAAGTTTCCAAAAGCAAAACCATTGGAGAAAGAAAACATATCCATCAAGAAATATTGGTTACTCAAACCAAATAAATCATTTCTTAGGAAGTTTGATGATACGCCAAATACTTTTTCGATACCAACTACATGATCTGGAACTTCTAGAAAGTTATTTCTTGCTTCCCACGTGGCAGCATCGGGAGCTGGGGTTGTTGAAGTTTCATCAGATGATTGGAAACGGGTAACATCATCTGCCGTAACTTGATGCTTTAGATACATCTTTTCCAAACCATCAAAGTGATGCTCATTAAAATACTGAATAGCAGTATCGATAATGTCATCTACTTGCTCATCGGCAATATTGATTTGTAGAACAGGAGCGCCCAATTGACGTTTACAGTAATCAATTAGTTCCTGCCTAGTGCTTGGCGCTGCCATCTATCTTACACAAAGTCCCTAATACTATTTAGGTCGTGGCACTTTATGAGTATACGTATCTAGTTTTGTTCCTTTATCAAAGGCATATTCTAAAAAATACCCATCAGCTCTTACATAATGTAAAAATATTTGATGGCAATAAGAATTTTTATTTCCTTCCATTCTGTCTCTCCAATGAGGAACTTCCATTCCTCTGTAAAGAACTCCGTCTCCAGGTTTTGTGTAACAATCTAAAACTTCATTTCCCATATCAAACCATAACGCCCATGGGTTTGGCAAGTTTTGACTGATATTTAAGGAAACACTAATTTCACATGCTTCTCTGTCAACATGTTTAGTCATTTTTGTGTGTGGAAAATAAAAACGATCAAAGTAATATGTGGGATATAATTTTTCCCCCATTATAATCTCTAATTTATTTTTTACTTCGTAGTGAATATTTTTAAATTTTGGTTCTCCATATCTAGAAAAACTTTTTCCATGAATAATATTACAATCTTCTTTTTCAAAGTTTATCGGTGGAGCTTCTACATAATTTGAAGTATCTACTAAATTTTTTAAATCTACTACCAACCAATCTTTAATCATTTCCATCGAGGACCCTCAACCCACCCAACAATAGATTTTCTAGTTCCAGAACGAACTTTTTTTACTCGATGTCTCATCCTACTATCAAATATAATAATAGTTCCTCTCTCTTTGGGAGCAAAAAATGTGTGATTGCCATCATCAAGAAATTGTAATTCCCCACCAGAGTACTCTTCTGGAGAAGACAACTGAATAGTAAAAGATAACTTTCTGATTAAACCTCCCTCTACTTCATCAATAGTATCAACGTGCCAGTTATAATGTTCTCCTTCATCGTACACTGTATATTGAAGAGGTCTATCTGGAGTTTTTACTATATCATATTCATAATTATACTGATTTGCCAAATTAATGTAGTGATGACAAAATCCAGCAATCCAGTGAGACTGTGAAATCCAGCAAGTTTTACTATTTCTAGTTTCTATCTGTAAAACGTTATCCTTGATGGTTGCTGGGGTTACTTCAAAATTTTTTGATTCTTCTACAAATCCATCAATTACATAACCTGGCAATTTTGTTTTATACCAAAGTGTTTGAAAACTCATTTTAAAAATCCATTGAATGTAATTCTATCACATTTCCAATCAGTATTGAAATATGGGGTGTGCCACACATTGCCCTCATACAATAACAGTGTGTTGTATTTGTGGGGCTCTACGTGATAAGTTTCCCATCCATCTCTATTAAAATTGGATGGGTCTAAAGGAATCATCGTTTGATCTTGATTTCTAACTCTATCGTGACGATAATTAGTATCAGAACAAGAATGTTCCATGTTAGTCTCCACATGCCTACAAAAAGCAGTCCCGCTTTCTGTACCTTCTAACTCTTCATTTGTGTTTAGAGATAGGACACAAGCATAGTGCATCCAATCAATGTGTGGATACATGCTAGTAGTTCTACACAATTCTCCTGGTTTATATTTTTGTATAGTAAAAATACAATTTTTGGGATTGTGTAAAATTAACGTAGTAGCACCCATCTCTTGATGTAATACATCTTTGAAAGGAGTGAAGAACATCATATCTACTCCACCAATCCTAGAGATGTATCCAGGAGTAGATGATTTCTCTCCCATGAGAGTGCTTTGTAGTTCCGCCCGTAAAGCAATTTCTCTAACCATATCAGGGTTGGAGAAAAAATTATTAATCTTGATTAATCTATTTTGTGATTGTCCAATATGAAAAACATCGATCCCCCATAAAGAGGGATCGATCTTAAAATCTTTGGCGTTTATCATTCTGCTGCTGGTTCTTCAGCTGCTTCTTCTTTGGGGGGATTGAGAAGATCTAGTGTCTCTAGACCACCTGATAGTTTCAATTTATATTCTCTTGCTTTAGCAAGGTTTGCCTCTAATTCAGCAATTTGCTTATCAGTAGTAGCAAGTTGCTCTTCGAAATTTTTTCTAAGTTCTACTGTATCCATGGTAATCACGTGTAATAGTGTGTATTATTATTTATCCACCGTGTGTGGAGATCTTATCTTTCAATTCTTTTTTCTTTGGAAGTTCTATGCTTTCTATAGAGTCTTCGAAATCTCTAATTTTATTAATAGTTTCTTGAATTTCTTCCCAAGTGGGAGCAGGTCTTGGATCATTCCAAATAATAAATTCGGTGTTACTTAAAGCATATTCTGCTTGTGGACGTAACAAATTAATGGCGGTGTGAACACCAGTAATAGTATAAGTTCTCATTGATCTAATTATTATGGATTTTGTTGTTGGAAGTTTCTAAGAATTGCCAATGCTTCATTTTCGGTAACATGCCAGCATTGATTGTCTTCATCCCAAGAAGTTGCTTCATGTGTTTCATCATGCTCTGGTTCTGGAATTGGTGCTTCCCATTTACCAGCAGACCTATTTAAAGTCCATGAAGGGAATGGACTTGGGGGGACAAATTTATCTTGTTCTGGTAAATAAAGATATCCTCTACCAGCAAACATTTGTCTTTTAGAACCATTGTACGAAGTCTGTACCCAATTAGTATTTTCTCCGTAGAGAGATCTTAAAAATTCGACACCAACTTCTTCACATTCACAACCATCTTTGTCCGCGCACTTATGGTTATCAACTTTCAAGACTCTAATGACTTGATAATTATTATCAATTTCAGCAAAATGTGCCATCGAAAAATTCTCCTTTACTTAATTATTTAGACTTGATATCTAATAATAACAGCGCCAGATCCACCATTACCACCTTTATTAGATCTGTTGTAGTGGGATCCTCCACCACCGCCGCCACCAGTACCAGATCCACCATTTCCGCCAGGAGTTTGTGCCCAAGTTCTTGGACCTCCTCCACCCCCTGGAGAACCTGGAGAAATTCCAGAACCACCGTAGGTAGTACCAATGGCACCGCCGCCACCGCCGCCTTCACCACCATTACCACCAACGTCAGCTGAATAAGCAGATCCGCCGCCGCCGCCGCCCCAATAGTAAGCAACGCCAGTCATTGAACTCAAAATGCCATCTCCGCCATTTGGTTTGCCTGTAGAATCGGTTCCTTTAGTATCGGTGCCACCGCCGCCACCAGAATAATACTGAGGACCGCCACGACCGCCACCTTTTCCTTGACCAGATTCTCCAGCGCCACCTCCTCTAAATCCACCATCACTATATCCTGATGCTCCTCCACCACATCCACCAGATGACCCAGCAGATTCTGGACTATATCTATAATAAGAGCTTCCTCCAGCACCACCACCTTTGGCGATTAGTCCATTAAATTGACTGTCTCCTCCATTTGAAGCGGGAATTGTGAATTGATGACTAGCAGGTTGACCATTACTGTTCCCAGCAGGAGCTCCAGCACCACCTTGACCAACAGTAGCAACATATGAACCTTCCACTAGAGTGGTAGTACCAGTGACGATGCCGCCGCCTCCTCCACCGCCGCCCATGTCCATACCACCGCCGCCACCGCCAGCGACAATCATATATTCTACCAGAAGATCGCCTCCAGTAATTTCAAAAGTGTCTGTTCCACTGAAAAAGTGAACCATGTAACCACCAGCTTCTTGCATTGATCCGCCCGTAGCAGTAGCAGCTGATCCACCAGTAGAAGTGAATGTTCCTCCAATAGCAGACCATTCACCGAAATAAATTTGTACTTGCTCTTCAGAAGAATTCCATACTATCATTCCAGTCTCTGCTTCCAGAGCATCAAGTTGTGCTTGGGAATAAGAAGGAATATTTAACTTTGTATTAGCAACTAATCTTGCTACATTTACCGTTGACATAACACGATATCCACTTTGTAATATTTATGATTATGATGCTGTGTATCTAATGATAATAATTCCAGATCCACCATTACCACCTTTATTAGATCTGTTGTAGTGAGATCCTCCACCACCACCTCCACCAGTGTTTTCTCCACCGTTGCCTCCTGGAGTCTGAGCCCAAGTTCTTGGACCTCCTCCACCCCCTGGAGAACCTGGA